ATATAATGGAGATTATAAAAAGATATGGAAATCTTGGAATACTTGTGCTGGAATGATAAAGGGAGAAGACCCTAGATGGATTGTAGATATTGACCACAGTATGGAATATCCTAATTTAGAACCTTCTTGGGGAGAAATTGCTGATTTTATAGATAAAGAATGTGAACCACATACTTTATTACATAATCCGTTAAGAATTGCAAAAGTTATTACAGATATTCCAACTAAAAATGGATATCATTTAATAACAACTCCATTTAATCTTCAACAATTTAAAGAGAGATATCCAGATATAGATGTTCATAAAAACAATCCAACAATTTTATATATACCATGAAATATGAAGTAAATGTTACTAAGTTTTTGGTTGAAACTGGAACTTATACAGTTGAAGCAGATTCAGCTGATGAAATATTAAGTAAATATGACTTATTAGACTTAGATATGACTAATACCTATGAACCTGGAGATTTAACAACAGATGATTGGCAAATTGACTCAATAGAAGCAGTGAAAGAATGAGTTATGTTAGGGGTTGGAATTATGCTTTAGAAAGAGCTATAGAAATTGTGAAATCTAATAAATCTAAAGATGAAATTATTGAAGAACTTAAAAAATTGAAAGTTACTTATGTTAACAGCTGAAGAATTGTATGATAATTATGTAAAGGAAGATGAATATGGAGATTATTACAAGGATAAGGCTAAAGAAATAGTAGAAAAATATCTAAGCGATAATCCAAATGAAACTATAAGTGATGAAGATAAAGAAAGTGTCATTGAAGAACTTGATGATTATCTTTTAGATACACATATTCAAATGGTAGAAGATTCTCTTGATGATTTTTGGTATGAAATACGTGAAAAAGTCGAAAATCTTCCAGAATATGTGGAAAGTATAGAAGTAGCTAAAGCTTTAATTAGAATAGGAACATCAATACTTGAAGACTATGTTCCAACTTATTAATAAAATAAAAAAGTTTTTTACTAAACAGAAATTAGTGAATAACACAGACCAATCTTGTTATAAATTTCAGTTGACACCAAAACAAATGGAATATATAAAAAATATTGAAGGAGACAAAGAGTTTATCTTCAAACTTAATGGGATTGGGTATACTACTAAGATGTCTTGTAATGGACATCTTTATGATATAACTGATACTGATGTATGGTAACTAAATTTAAAGAAGAAGAATTGTCCAAAATATTTTTTACATCTGATACTCATTTTGGACATAAAAATATATTAGAATACTGTAAACGTCCTTTCTCCAGTGTTGAAGAAATGGATAAAAGATTAATTGAAAATTGGAATAATGTAGTTAAACCTGATGATATTGTATTTCATCTTGGAGATTTTGCTTTTTGTGGAAGTAATAGAATACGAGAGATTAGAAACCAACTCAATGGAAAGATTATTCTTGTAAAAGGAAATCATGATAGACATCTAAAAGATTCATTATGCAATGAATTATTTGAAGGAACCACTTATCAATTACAAATTCAATTAGGAGATAGAAGTGTCTATTTAAATCACTTTCCTTTTTTAAGTTGGGGTGGATGTGCTAGAAAACCTGAAAATGCTGTATACCAGTTATTTGGGCATATTCATTCCTGTAAAAGTAATCCATACTTTAATTTACATAGATTTCAATATGATGTTGGAGTAGATAACAATAATTATAAACCAGTATCTTGGAATGAGGTACAAAGTAAAATTGATGAACAATGCAAGACGAAAAACTTACTCCAGAAATTCAAGCAGTGGAGCTTGTTGACAATCCAAAAGATAAAGAAATTACTGAAGAAGATTTAAAAAATATTGCAAATAGTGCTAAATTTCAACAAATATGGCATCAAGCACATACTCCTTGGGTAAGAAAAAATCTTAAAATAAATAGAAATGACCCGTGTCCTTGTGGTTCAGGTAAAAAATTTAAAAATTGTTGTATTAACAACTATAAAAGTGATTATTCTTATGTATTGTCTGATGACCCATCATATTCATTATGAAAATTTGTGCAATAGGAGATATGCATGGTTTACAAAATAATATAAATATTGAACCATGTAATTTATTATTAATTTGTGGTGATGTTATTCCACTTAAAATGCAAAGAAATATTCCCCAATCTTTATCTTGGTTAAAGAAAAAATTTGTTCCATGGTGTCAAAAACAACCATGTGAAAATATTATTTTAGTCGCTGGAAATCATGATTTTGCATTTGAGAATAATACTCCAAAAATTAAAGAAATATTTAGAGGAACTAAAGTTATATATTTAGAAAATGAAGTTGCTGAATATATGACTGAAGATGGTAGAATCCTTAAAATATTTGGAACTCCAGTGTGTAAAGTATTCGGTAATTGGGCGTTTATGAAAAATCAAGAAGCTTGTTATGATTATTATTCAAGAATGCCTAAAGACTGTGATATAGTTGTAAGTCATGATGCGCCTTATGGAGCAAGTGATATTTGTTGGGGAAATGGAATACATATTGGAAATGAAGCTCTTAGATCAGTTGTTTTGGAGAAAAATCCTAAGTTATTAGTACATGGGCATTTACATTCTTCAAACCATGAAATTGAAATGTTGGAAAATACTAAAGTAGTCAATGTTTCTGTAGTAGATGAATCTTATACAATTTCTTATAAACCTTTTTATTATGACATTTAGTTTTAATATTAACAATGTATCCCTTGAACTTATGGGGAAAGAACAAGATATATTATTTACTGGAATTTTTGAGCATGCTATTAATTCAGCACTTATTGCAGCAAGATTAGGTGCTCCAACTAATATACTACCTCAAAATAATCAAGCCCAAGTTAATAAGGAAAATATAGAAGATTTAGATTGCAACGATAAGGAGCCAGAAACTGAAGAGTAAAAATTTTACTCTCTAAAAGGCTTGAGATTTAGAGTGGGACAAATTCCCGTTGGTATATATAAAAAGGCACCAGCCGAATGACAGGTGCCTTATTTTCTAAATTTTAATAAGAAATTATGATAGTAGACTTACTGGATTCTAAAATTTTGGAAGCGACCAAAGAAGGGAATCAACAAAAAAAGGAAGCTCTAAGAGCACTTAAAAATGCTTTTTTACAATATAAGACAGCTAAAAATGCTAAACCTTTAGATAATGCTGCAGAAATTTCTATTTTAAAGAAATTAATATCTGAAAGAGAAGATGCAGCTCTTATATATTCACAATATAATAGAATAGATTTAGCTGATATTGAAATGGAACAAGCTAAATATCTTAAAGAATTTATGCCTAGAATTCCTTCAAGGAGTGACTTAGAAATAGTGTTAATTGGTATGTATGATTCAGCTAATCCTAAAATAGATAAGAAAGATATGGGAAATGTTATCAAGAAATTAAAGGAAGCATATCCTGCAGCAGATGGAAAAATGATTGCGGACATTGTAAAATCACATACAGTATGAACAACGGTTTATTTGAGTTTAAAGGAGAACAGTATCCTTTTAGAGAAATAGTTTTATTTTCTGGAACTAAAAATGAAATGGAAGTTACTGTTGCGGGAGAATCATTATGGGAAGTATTAGAACCCTATGTGGAAGATAAAGAAGATCCATTATGGTTTGAAGCAACAGATATAGATGATTCTATATCTTTTTATGTAGATGATAAAGATTTAAGTAAAGATTATTCTAAATTAGTAAAACAAATAGAATCTTCTTATGAATAATGTGGACCATCCTAAACATTATACTAGTGATCCATCTGGTGTTGAGTGTATTGAAATTACAAAATATAGGGATTTTTGTATAGGAAATGCAATTAAATACTTATGGAGGGCTGGATTAAAGGAAGATTCCATGTTATCTCAAAAAGATAAAACTATAGAAGACTTAAAAAAGGCTATCTTTTACATTAATAAAGAAATCGAATTGATACAACAATCTAAATAAAAATAATAGGGGG